TTCAGAATTTCGGTTTTCAAGTTGTTCGGTAACAGTTTGAATTTCATGTTCAAGATTTCGGATTTGTCTTTGTAATCCGTTAATCTTAATATTGTTTTGAGAAATGCCATTCGTTAATTTCGAAATTTCCTTCGATAGAGCAGTGAATTGACGCTCTCGCTCCTCTTCCTCTTTAATTGCCTCCTCCAGTTCTTTATAACCAGATTGCAACTCCTTTGCTTTATTTTGAGCGTCCTTAATCTTATTTATTCTAAAATCGTCCTCAATCTCTTGAGTGCATGTAGGACAAACCGTATTTTCTGTGAAGAACTTATGCTCTTTAGTAATAGTAGATACTTTTTGGGAAATCTTACCTTTCAGATTTCCTAACTTTCGAAGTTTATCACTATATCCAACCAACTTATCTTGCTCTCTAATATACTCCCGAAGAGGTTCTTCCGAAGAAGAATTTTCATTCATATATTGTTCAATTTCTTTATCTAAATCGGAAATTTTCCGTTTATTGTTGCTTATATTATCTTTTCCTCTGTTTTCAAGTTCTTCAATAAACTCTTCTTGCATCTTAAGTTTTTCTGCAAGAGATTGTTTTTTAAGATCCAAAACTTTAATCTCATCTTTTGCTTGACGGATTTTCTCTTTGATAACCATATTCATTGAAGAAAAAATCTTAATATCAAGCAAATCTTCAATCACTTCCCGACGATGGGCTGCAGAGAGTTGCATGAAGGGAACAAAAGTACTTGAACCCAAAATAACAATTTGAGTAAAAGACTTATAGTTCATCTTAAGAACATTCTGCTCCAACCATTTTTGTTGATCCAAAGCAGCTGCAGACTGATCTAGTGCAGAACCATTCCTCCACAATTCAAACAGAGCAGGTTTAATTCCTCTTACAACTTTCCATTCAGTATTTCCAATACTAAACTCAACCTCAACCTTACAATCCTTTTCATTTACAGAATTGATAAGTTGAGGTTTATTGATTTTGCGAAATGGTTTTCCAAATAGAGAAAAAGTCAGAGCATCAAGAACGGTGCTCTTACCTGCTCCGTTTGTACCAATAATCAAATTGGTTTTATTTTTCGTAAAGTCAACTTCCGTATATTGGTTTCCCGTAGAAAGAAAGTTTTTCCAACGAATAGTTTTAAATAAAATCATGATCAGAAGTATTTGGAGGAATTACAATGTCGTCAGGCGTAATAAGAGTATATTGATACCCATGCATTTCACAGGTCTTTATCATTACTTCATCTTCAATTTCAATTACATGCATTTCAGGATATCCATCTTCTTCTAACATCATAGCATATCTTACGGCATCATCCTCTTCTTCAAAAAGGTACAAGATGTGTTCTCCTTCATCATCTAATACTGAATATGCTCCTTCGGTTTCTCTACCATTAATTGTCAGAATAAACATTAAACCAATTCACATGCCTCTTGATAGATTTCTTGCATCATTTTTTGAATGACTGATTTATCAAGACTGATTTCTGCCTCCTGAATATATCTATTCAAGATAGAAATAGTATCTTCACTTTCAAATGCCTCAAACTCCACAGGATCTTGAATATCAAAATTTTCAATAATTTTAAGTTCTGTTATGTTGGAAGCATAAAGTTTATCAATAAACTTTTCAAATTTTTTAGTATCGGTCTTTTTGCGAACAACAACTTTTACAATCTTGTTCTCATATTCACGAGTATCAAATGTTTGATAGTTCGTATCCTCATAGTAGATGTTATAAAACATCTTATAAGGATTATTGATAGGAGTATGCTCTAGTGTTTCAGTATCAAAGATAGTAAATCCGCGAGTATCATTTACATCTGTCCAGTAAATCTCATAAGGATTTCCCAGATAGAAAACAGTTCCATTATCAGAACGAGTGTGGTAATGACCAGAAAATACTTTTTTGAAGTTTGTAAAAAGATTTGCTTCCAGTCCATGTTCCATAATGATTTGACGGTTTACTCGGAAACCTTGAAACTCAAGATGACCCATAGCAACTTTTGCTTTGGTTTTTTTAATCATCTTCAATGACTTCTCTTCATTCTCCATACAAATCCACGGAAGAAGGAGAACATCAAGGTTCCCGACTTTGATTTCTGTAGGAGAAGAATATGTCCGAATGTTCGGATAATCTTTCAGCAAAAGTTGAGGAGAGTTTGTATTGTTTGTATTCTTATAATAACTATCATGATTACCAACAATCATATGAACCTCATAGTTTTTAAGAGGTTCAAATACAACTCTTTTTGCCCACTCTAAACTTTGATAATCAATTGATTTGCGACTATCGAAGGCATCACCCATATGAATGACTGTATCAATCCCGTACTGTTCCAGCGTCGGGAAAAAAACATTCTTGTAGAAAAGTTCAAAATAATCGTGAAAAAGTTTTGAACCTTTTCTAGCACCATAATGAGTATCAGTAATAATAGCGACTTTCATTCAATATCTAAGTTTACTATGGATTGCGTCCTTAATAGAATTATAGTCGCTATAGTTGCTTCCGTCAACCGTATTATCGTCTCCAAAAACTTCAGAGTACCCAGACCGTTCAAGAATTTTATTTTTAATCTCAAGTTGCTTTTTTTCTTTATTGATGCGACGAATGAAAGCGTAATGAATAATTTGAGTAAAATAAGCGAAAGGATTTTGTGACTTCTCTGGATTGAAGTTATGAATATACTGAACACAGTTTTCAATACCATCAGAAATCATATCTTCCTTAAACATATAGTTCACGAAGTTTGGTTTGAAGGAAAGGTGATTGGCAATTTTCAAGAAACACTCTCCAATATAACGAGGAATAGGAGGTTTTGGTTTTCCTTGAATTTGCGCAATTTCTTTATCTTCACGATACTTAATGAGAGCGGCAAGAAACTCTTTGTTGTTGACGTAATGCTCTGACCTTTTTCTTTTGGTCATGACTGCTGTTGTTATCATAAGTTTTTATCATTATTATGTAGGAATTATAACACCTATACAAATAGTTGACAAGGTATTCCAAACTGTATATAATAACCTTTGTGAGGGTTGAAAACAATTATATTAGCTATTTTTATAAAGCTTTTCTAATATTTCTTTAGCGTCATTAACATTAGCAATGTATCCCATTCTACGATTAATTTTTGATTGATTTGTACTGTCTTTATTTGATTGTCTAACATAAGACTGGTACATCATAATCATTTCAATATCTGATGATTCTGAGAGAGTTAATACGTCATCAAGATTAATAATAAACATATCGTCCTTTGTAGTCTTTAACCAAGGCTCTACTTTATATCCAACCACCCCACTTCTACCTTTAATTTCGGCAATGATAATAGGAGTTGATAGGATTAGTATTGTTCTATCTTCTTCTTCAGAAGCTGCTACTTTTGCAAATATTTCTTCACCTGTTTTTAATTTAAGTGTTGCATAAAAGTCTTCTTCAATTCCCATTTTTCTTTAGTTGTATAGTGATAATTTCGTAATTAAAATTCTCTTCATTATAAATTTTAATTCTTTCAATTAGATGGTTTAAAGTATAATTTTTTCTTGAGTTATAAGTACAATCGTCGGAGATGTCATAAAGCACTGCTTTTGTTTTATTTTTTCCTTTTCTTAAAACTCTTCCAATACTTTGAAGATTACGTATTCTTGATTTGCTTGGAGAAGCAAAAATAACGTTATGTAAACTTTTAATATTGATTCCGGTACTAAAAGTACCATAAGAAGCAACAATAATTGCGTTATTTTCTCTTTCGGTAATTTCTCTAACCAATTCTCTTTCTTCAGTGTCAACTCCACCATGGATAAAAAATACTTTACGATCATCTCGCTTAGTGTTATTTATCTTTTCATATAAAACTGCTCCGTGAGTTTCTACTCTAGAATAAAGGACAAGAGTGTTTCCTTTTAAATCTAAAGAAAGATTTGTAATGAATTTATTTCTTTGTTCATGAGTAATTAAATACTGTATTTCATCCTCATAAGTTTCAAATCTCTGCGGAGAATGTTTAAGAACAAGACAACGAATATCCAATTGAGATATATGCCCCTGCTGCATTAACTCATATGTTCTAGTGACCTTATATGATGGTCCAAATAGTCCTTCTAGAACCCATTTATGAGTTTGTGTTCCATCTAAAGTTCCAGTAAACCCAAAACGATATTTAGCATGATGAAGTTTAGACATAATCTCAATAAGAGATTTACTTTTAAACAAATGTGCCTCATCTCCTATAACTACTCCATAATCTTCGAAGAATGAACGTTCAAGTTTATAGATAGATTGCCAGGTAGTAATAGTTACTGAATGTTCGTTTGTTTTCTCCCTTCCAGAATAGATACGGTGGCAATATGACTCAGCATCCCATCCATAATCTTGGAAATCCTTGTACATCTGCTCTACAAGAGATGTCGTTGGAACAACTAAAAGAATTTTTTGTCCTTTATCTACATAATACCTTACGAGGGAGTAAATCATTAAGGATTTACCTGAGGCTGTGGGTGATATCAATAATTTTCTATTATGCCTTAGAGCATCGTATACTCCCTCAATTTGATACTCTCGTGGAGAATGAGAACAAATAGAAGACATATAATCTTTAACCCCTTCATGAGAAATGCCTTCATTTACCTCAAAAGGCAACCCATAAAATTTATTTTCTTTGAACTCATAAGTGTAATTATGGAGAGTTAATTTATCGATTACTTTATCAAGCAATCCTCCATAAATTTCCCCAGTATGAGTGCTTAATAGACGAATTTTACCATCCCAGTGTTTACTTCTATACTGGGACATAAATTTCGCAGATTCTACTTCAAAAGTAAAATACGGTTGAAGTTCATATAAAATATGTGTTTCGCAATGAAGTTTAATGTAAACTTCATTCTTTTTTTCAATAATTACATCACTCATAGCATCATTATTGCTATGAGTATTTATTTACCCTAATCCAGCGTTAAATCGCATAAACTCAATAGCATTTTTGATCTGATAAGTTCTGTTCTGTATCATCTTTAAAATGCTCTCGATATAAACGAGCATTGTATCATAGTAATCAATTTTTAAACAGACTGTAGAAAGTTTTTCATCAGCATCAAGATATTTTTGCATAGTGTCTTTATCCCTGATTTTTTTAGGGAATGGATTTTCCACATAAACATCAGGATCTGCTTTTCCAGAATAGTACTCATATCTTTCGTGGCGAATATTTCTTTTCTGTTGCTCTGCTTTTTTTCTCAAAAGAAATATTGTATTATATAACTCAAAATATTTTGCATGTAGAATGGGGATATTTGTTGATTCTGTATGAAGATTATCCATATCAATTTTTGAATCTTTTTCCCACATATCTTGAATCATATCAAGATCTAAACTCATAATGGTTTTCCGCTAAGATCTACTATATCATAGATAGTATACTTGAAACTTACATCTGCTGTAAAGTATTGAATATCTGTTGCGGTAGAATCAAAAGATAATGTTGAAAGAGTATATGGAAATAAGTCTTTAAAAACTACCTGAAAATTTGGAAGAGATGAACTAGTTAATACTTGGAGAGTTCCATCTGAATAAATGTTTTGTCTATCTTGAGCATAATTACCTTGTGCTATCCCCCTTTGCTCAAGGTCTGCAAATTGACTCAATCTTTCAGGAAACCCCAATCCCCTAATCCAATTTTGAACGCACATATAATTTTCAAGGTTTTCATCTACCAAAAATCTTAAATTCAAATCTCCAAATTCTATTATATCTCCTGGTGTTGGGAGCATTTTTGTATATGAAGGTTGCATAGCAACACCAAGCGTTAATTCTGGAATATTTGCTTCGTTACAGAAAAATGCTATTTTGGGTTCTCTTGCTAGTGCGAATTTAAATCCTGTAGGAGATAAAAAATTTCTATTATCAATCTGTCCCTTAGCCATCTTGCTTTTTTAAGTATTTAGACAAAAAAAGAGACCCTTTCGGGTCTCTTGAAAATTTTATGAGTAATGACTCACATGAGGTTCTTAACAGCAACTCTTCTGTAGTAACGGTTAGCGTTAACAGTAAGAGCACCAAGACCCTGAGTTTTGCCTTCAGCGAATGGGTTAGCAACAAGACCGTAGCGAGTCTTAAAGCCAATCTTTGGCTGGAAGCTGTTCTCACCAACGGCACGTACCATTTGGAGAGGAACATATGGGCAGTAGAAGATACCAGCGTCATAAGGTGAAGAACCCTTATAACCAACAACGTAATACTGGTTAGCGGGAGCACCGTTAGCAGCAGTAAGGTTGGCTGAATATGGGTCAATGTAGACGCGGAATTTGCCCATCAGAGTACCAGCAAAGGTGTTGCCAGTATCATCAACAGACAGATTAGCGTTGAGTGCAGGGGTATAGTCGAGAACACCAGCCATGGTCAGTGCTGAAGCAACGTCAGCAGAGCACATGATGATGTTGCCCTTCCCGCGACGAGTTCTCTGAGCGATAGCGTTAGCGTCTCTCTCAATTTGGAACAGAAGACCCTTGAACTTCTCAACTGACCAACGACCATTGGAGTCAACGTCGAGGTCGAATACACCAGGAGTTGCAACGTTTTGTACAGCACCCTGTTCAGCAACCTTGTAGATGGTTCTGATGACTTCGCGGTTGATTTCAGCAAGAATCTCAGTTGAGAGAATGTTTGCGAGTTCTGCTTCAGCATTTAGACCGTGGATTGCCTTGAGGTCTTGAGCGAGTTCTAATGAATACTCAGCTTTCAGAGCGCGTGACTTTGCAGTAACAGTGACTTTCTCGATCGAGAAAGCCATCTGGTTAAATTGACCAGAATCTCCTCCAAGTTGCTCTGAATCGCCAGTAGTCATTCCTTGACCAACATTGTAGTCTAGGTTAGTACCACCAGTGTTTCCTGCAACTGGGTTCAGAACTGATGGGTTTGTGCCGCTTTGTGCGGTAGTACCCATACCAGAAGTAGCAGAACTAAATCCAGTTCTACCATAGACAGAATCTTGTCCCGAGAAAGCAGTATCTACTTCATCATAGAAGGTCTCAGTACCGTTCTGACCAGTATAGCGAGAACGCATTGCGAAGATGAGTCCAGTAGGACCACTC